ATGTAATAGCATATTCTCCATTTAGTGGAGTCCTAGTATTAGTTGGGTCATTTGCATCTACTAGACCAGAGATTAAAACACTTTCTCCAACCTGAAAATCAAACTGTCTTTCTGTGTAAACGGTTACTTCATTTGCTACACATGACGGGCTTGGAGATGAAAGAATGTTTGCAACTTTTACTCCAGCATTATTGTCAGAAACATAATCCCCAACATTATCAGCAGTTAAAGCTACAATTTCAAAAAAGTATCCATTATTAGTTTCTTTATTTACTCCTATCCCAATCCCTCCAGAGCCACCATAGATTCTTACCTGTTGGTCTGGTGCATTCTGAGATACGTTGCTAGAAGATGAATATAGCTCTAATCCAGAAGATCCCTCAAAAATTGGATAGCCGCCGATAGGAGTTTGAGACTTATCTGTTCCAGACTCCACCTTACCAACAATTCTCATCCTTGTTCCAAAATGCTTGTAGGGAATTGCCTCTCCGTTTTGATCAATAAAGTCTTTGTAGACGTAAGAGATAAAGGATGATGCAGGAAGAGCATCTGTAAACTTTGGACCATTTAGTATTAAGGCAGATGATTGAATAGTTCCTGGTCCAGTTGTTTTATAATAATTTACCTCTGATTCAGTTGCATAACTATCTGCCAGAAAGTTTTTAATAATTCCATTTCTTGTTGAAGATTCAGAAAAGGAATCCGCATCAATGTATGGAGACGTTTGAATTTTACCAGCAGTTCCCTGTTGAAGGGTGGTTGGATATTCAATATAAGACCCTGTAGTGAATAGGTATTTTGATGCATCCATTATGCAACCTCGAACATATAAGTTATCTGACCAATAGCTATCGCTACTAAGTCCTGCAGAGTGTGCTGTTATGGGGGTTCCAAACTGTCCTCTGCCATGTTCTATAATTTCTCCATTTTTAATATTTGTTATGCCATCAATAATTTCATACTCTGGCTTTGTGTATATTCTTACATTTCCCGTAGGAAACATTTTTCCATTAAAAGTAAGTCTAGAGAAATAATCTTGATACTCTTGATTGCTTGTAACCCACACTGGCTCAATCTCTCCAGAAACAGAGTACTCTACTGCATCAAACTTAATAACTTCTCCATTTGCATAAAAGTATCCAGAGTATGATGGAATCCAATACACATTCTCTCCAACATCAATCACGTTGTTGTAAACTGTATTATTTAATGAGTATGGAACCTCTTCTGTTAAGTTTGTGTTTAGTGGTACTGCTCCAAGCGTATATCCTGAGTTCTGTGCCCCTAGCTGGTTTATTGTTTTTGTTGCTTCTCTTCCTTGAACTTCCCACAAAAGAACGGGCTTGTAGATATACTCTTTGTATTGATCTAGTTTTTGCGCTGTTGCCGTTGATCCAATAGATCTTTGAATATATCTGGTTGTGTAATTTATTTCACCATCATTGTAGACAAGTTTATCTTGTGAAGAAAGATTGATGATGTTTGGAAGATTGTCCCCCTCCACCTGTCCATACATAGTTGTATCGGTTACTCTTTCATCCTCACTGTTTGGAAGCAGGTATTCCTTAGACATTATAACAAGGTTGTTATATTCATCAAAGAACATTGTTGACTGACTGGCTACCGCTAATTTTTGTAGCATTTCTGCAACATTTTGATCAGGTTCGACAAAGAAATATGGGATCGTTGTTTCTGGGTATCCAGCAACTCTTTTAAATGTGTAGTTTGAAAATCCTATGTAGTCAAGCAATACCGTTATCGCCCAGCTTAAAGATACATCTGTCAGCAGGAGCTCTGGGGCTGGTCTTGACTCAAGAAGAAAAAACAAGTCTCTTATGGTTACGCTTATTGTTGCTGCTTCTCCAGTAACCTGTGGAAATGACTCGCTATACATTGTCTTTACTGGAATGAAGTAGTCTATTCCATCTACCTCTTTTGTGATGTCGTAGAATAAAAACTTTATTGGCATGTCTAAATAGTTTGCTAGGATGCTTCCTCTGTAGTCCTCAAAGTTAAAGACATTGTTTTGATTAAAAGAAAAGTCTGTATCAAAAACTTCAATCTGTCCTGTTGATGCAGAAAGTCCACCTACAGGTATAGATCCATTTCCAAGGTCTGACATTGTTTTTGTTATTGAGAATGACAAAACGCTTTCACTCATTTCAACCAAAAGTCTTGGAGAAAGTTCTATTAGGTCAAATGTACAACCACTTTTATTCATTGTTTCAATAACTAACCTCATACCACCTAACCATTCGAACTCTCTAAACACTGGGTTGTTATTTGCATCATAAAAGTAATCTGGATTTGCTGGCTGTGTCACAAAGTTACTATTATAGTTAATCAATTCATCTGACACTGCCCAGGAGTAGTCTGGAGTAAAAGACACCCATTCTTCATTTATAAAAATCCACATCGTACCTAAATCATGGTCTGACTCTTTAACTAGGTAGGTATATCCTTCTGGAGCAGTATCTGGAAGTAGGGTTGAGTTTGGGATGGTGTCAGCAAATATAAAAATATCTCTATACTCTAATGGAATCTGTAATCCATAAGATATTTCAACGTGACCGTCAAAACCAATTATAGGAGTTCCGTCAGACCTTAAAGATACGTCATCAAAAGATATCATAGTTACCCAACTATCATCTTCATCTAGCTTTTCAATTCTCCATCGAACTGGTGTAGTCTTATTATTGTCACCAAATAGCGGATCTTGTATTGATGTGTTTCCATATCTTAAGGTTCCTAAATCGACACCTCCTACGTTTGTCTGCATCTTAACAACAATCTTGTTTGCTGGAACCTGGTTTTCATAGACAACAAAAGGAACAGAGTCTTCGATAGAGTGATTGCCATTTACCAAAAACGAAATCCCTCTTTCAACTTGACGCAATTCTGATGTAGCACTTTCCCCAGGTCTTGGACTTGGAACCCCATATTCTGTTCTATAAGAAGTCCAGTATTTAAATAAATCATCTTTGTGAGACATATAGTATCTTGGCCTGTTAACAATGTATCCTTGATTTACTTCTTGTAAATCTGTTACCTTGTTGATTGGAGATGGATTGGTTATGTACTGCGCTGTTTCGTATGTTGAACCAATGTTTCCAAGGTACAGTGGTTTGTTTATTCCTGACCTTGGTCTATGAGGACTTATACAATCATTTAAAGAATAAAGAAGCTTCATCTTTTCTTTAGGAGAGATAAACAGTGTTGGTTGATCTTGATCATCAAAGCCACTTTGGATAGCAACGTCAGAATCTGTTGCTCCTGTATACCAGTTTCCAATGTCTAATTCATCATAGTTTACGGGAAGAAGGTAGTATTCAGATCCAGAATACGTTGGTCTATAACGATAGTTTCCAAGGTTTTTAATGTTTCCTGGCTGATTCATATTCCATTCAGCATATACCGCTGACTCAACTTTAACTGTATCTGAAGTTTTCAGATGATTTTCAAGTTCTTCTGATTGAAACATTTATACTTCTTCCAGGGATATGTTAATATTCCAAAAGTCATGTCCAGAAGTTGTTTGGTTTGACCAGATTCCGCCTCTTTTTTCAATTGAATAATCAAAAGAAGATATGTACATTTTTAGAACCTGATTATACACTCTAAGTTTTTCAAAGTTTTTTGTGCCATTTATATTAAATTTGTCATAGCCAAGGAATACATAGAATGGTCCAGAGTGGTTTTCATACCAGTTTAACAAGTCAACTCCCCCTGCACCGCCGTCAACTGTGTACATTGTGTATGTGGATGGATTGTCTGTTATTTCTCCATTAGCTGGATTGAAGTCAACGTCTGCAGAAAATGCTCTAGAAGGAATCCTATTCCAAGATGTGGAAAGGTTTAGCTTGTCTGCAGTCCAGTACGAGCGCATGTTTCCGTTTACCATCCTTTGTCTTGATTCAATTCTTTGCTGAGACATGGAAATCTCTCCCCTATTTCCATCTGTTAAGATAATGAAGTCTGTTCCCTCTGTTCCTGTAGGGACATATGAGCCACTATCAAGTGTTCCTGAGTTATCTGAAAATAACAAAGCTTGGGGTCTTGTAGCACCCCTTAGATAGGACCTGCGACCTTCCATATACGAACTAGTAGCCACGACCACTCCTTATCTGTGTGCCCTGCATTTGCTTAATTTTTGCAATTGTTATATTTGCAATTTCATCTGCAGAAGCTCCAGCGTTACTAACATTAACTCCAACGCTATAACTATTATACATGGGAGCAGAGATGTTTGTCGAATTGTTGGACTCCATCTTTGTCATACCTTCAGACTTAGGCATACTATATTTTGGCATTGAAAATGATCCCTGGTTTATTGATGAAAGCATAGGCATTCCATACTTATCTACCATTGATTTACGAATAACGAACTCTCCTGGAGTAAGTCTTGCAGAAACAGAGTCTCTAGATCCATTGCCAGCAACTCCGCCTGCCATCATTCCAGGAGGTGGTTCGTTAGAGGTGTACTTGAGTAAACCTCCTGCTGCATACCCCTTAATCATTCCTCCAGCGTAGTGAACTTGACCAGTACCATACCTGATGTTTCCTAGGGCTGGATTTCCTCCTGCATCTGTTGGCCCTACTGATGCTTTGGCAAGTGCTTCTCTTGCAGCATTACCTGCGGCAATCCAGGCATCCCTGTACTCGTTAACCTTTGTAACGTTGCCAGCAATTGATGCAACTAGCGCGGCATTCTCATCTTTTTGTCTTTGAAATTCATCTGCCGTGAGTCCTGCAGCGGTAAGATTACTAAGCGCAATGTCAAGAGCCTTTTGATGATTTTCTAGTATTCTAGAGTGTTGATTGTTTTGATTTGTTAGTGGCTCAATCATATCTTCATTGATATTGTAAATTTCATTAGTAAGTCTACGAACCTCAAGACTGTTTGCATAAATCTTATCTTCTTCCATTCTAATCATTAAGCTTGCTTGATAAGACTGTTCTTTTATATCTGCAATTTGTCTTTCAGCTTCTTCTCTTGTTAAGCCCTCGCTTGTTCTGAGAGAATCAATAGCATTCTGCTTCCCCTGTTCAAGACCTGCTCTTGCTTGATCCTGTGCATCCTTTGCTTGATTCTGACGCATTGCTTGTGCAGCTGCTGTTGCAGCATAGATATCTCCTTCTGACAAAGCTTGAGAAATTCCCAATTGATCTTTTTGTTGTTGCAGTATTCTGTTGTTTAGTTCTTGAACTTTGTTAAGGGCACTAATTCTTTTATCGTATGCCTCAGAAATCTTGGTCTCTTGTTGACCCATAAGATCAAGTTCATGAGAAAGAGCATCTGAAACCCTGTTTCTTAATTCATCTTGTCTTTGAAGATCATCAATATTTTGACTGGTTAAGTCATTGATGCGCTCGTAATCATCAATTTCTTCTTGTTTTCCGTCAATAAGGTCTTGCTGTATTTGAATTAACTCTTCATTTGCATCAATTTGTTTTTGAATTTCTTTTGTTGTTTTTTGTTCTGCCCCGTAACGCTTTTCTGCAAACTCATTTTCTACCCTTGTTTTCTCAACATCAAAGGCCATGCCTACTGTATTTGAGTATTCTGACCATGCCTTATTAAGTTCATCTACTGGATCTTTTGCTTCTTTTGTTACTGCAATAAATTCCTCAAATGCCGCAACAACTTCTTTGACAGACTTTCCACCCCTGCCTGCTTTTGCCTCCAAAAGAGTAAAGACATAATCTGTGTTTGAGGCAAGACTCTTTGCATCTTCTTCGCTAAACCCTTGATCTATTAACATTGATTCAGCTCTACCCGATCTCTTTTTTGTTTTTATCTCATCTTGCATTCCTCTAAGAGTTTCGGCAATAGTAGCCTTTCTGTATTTCGCAAGCAACTCTTTAACTTTTTTCTTATTTGCATTAAGGAGTTCTTGTGCTCTTTTTATTCCTTCTTCTCCACCACCAATTGCTTCAATTATTTGTTGCGGAATTGCTGGGAATTTTTTCTTTATTTTATCTAACATTCTAGGGAACATTTGTAGATTTGCTTCAGTCTCAGCAATTAAATCTTCTAGCCATGATCTTGTTTCTGAACCTCCACCAGTATCTTCGGTATCGTCCGTTGTATCACCTTCTGTTTCTGTCGTTACACTATCTGTTCCTGGAGCAAGGGCCCCCATAGCAGCACTCAAAAGTCTGAGCCTTTCTGCTTTTATCCATCTTTCAGCAGCATCTGGCGACATACCTTTTGGAACATCTAACTCTAAAGACATAAGAGCGGCAACAGCAATTTTTACAGAAGATGGTGCCTTAGCAAAATCTTCAAGACCCATGCTCATAGCCTTTAATCCAGCAGCAACGTTTCCTGGCGCTTCTCCAAAAACTACTTCAGCTTGCTTTTTAGCGTTTTTCTTACTTTGGAATAGTTCATAGTTTTTAGAAATTTTTTGTAAAGCAGTAGCACCAATTGCTTCTACGGTAAGGTTTTTTCTTACTGAAGGAGGAAGTGTTTCTAAGTCTTTCAAAACGCTTGTCATGTTTTCTAACTCTTCAACACTCATACCCTCTGCAGCCAGAACCAAGGTAGCTCTAACTTTTTCTGGTAAATCTTCTGGAAGCTTAAGCAAGAAATTTCCAAAAGCAAGAATTTCTTCTGGACTCTTACCTTCTGTTTCTAATGAAATAAGAAATTCAGATCTTGCAGTCTCCCCCAGGCTTGCATAAATTCTTTCTACTTCGTTTGCCTGATCAAAATCTCCTTCTACCCTTAAGCCCATGGTTACCCCAAGAACCTTTGAGGCTTCTCCCCTACCACCTTGCTCACGATAAAGATCGTCTAGAATTTTAGAAGCTTCTGGATCTGACTCTCCAATTGATAAATCAAATATCATTTGATATCTAATTTCTCTTTGCTTTTGCTCATCTAGGGCTGGCAACCCAGCCTGCCTTCTTTGAATCTCCATTGCAATTCGAGCAGATGCTAGCATTTTGTCAGTATCTAGCCCTTCTGTGCTAGCCTCAACAGATCTTTGCATCCCAGTAAGAGTTTCTCTTCCAATATCTGACAGTTTTCCGTCTTCTTCGGTTAAAGAGTTCATGTATTCAAGAAGTTCTGCTCTTCTTTGAGCTATTACTTCAGATTGTTCTTCTCTCAACTTCTTTCTTTGTGCAACTGCCTCTTCAAGTTGTCCTTGTTTAAGAATTCTTGCTTCTGAAGCTTTTTTCCTTTTGTCTTCCGTTTTGGCATTTTTTTCTTTTTCTTTTTCTAGACGGATTTCTTCTTTAAGTTTATTTATTTTATCTTGCTGTGCAACAATTTGATACTCAACATTGTCTGAAAGGCTTTTTGCATTAGAAACCAAAGACTGTGTATATGCCACGCTAGCCCTTACTGCTTCATCAAATTCTCCAAAAACTAATTCTGCTCCAGGAAGGTTTTCATAAAAATCATCTCCCCATTTTTTTGCACTTTCTTCGGCCTGCCTTTTTAAAGTTTTTTCATCAAGCTCAATGCTAGCAACAATATTTGCCAGTATCGTCATTGGTCTTTCTGTTATATCCTCTCCGCTGGCACTTAAAATTTGAGTAATTTGTGCTATTACCTGTGCAGACAATTCTTCTTTTCCAAGAGCTTCTGCAATTCCCGAAGCAACAGCTTTTGCTTGATCTGGTGTAATCGCACCACTCACAATTGCCATTGAAAGTTGATTAGCAAAGTTTGTTGCAAAACCAGATGCATTTGCTTTAAAGGAAAGCTTTGCCTCTTCTACCATAGTTTTTCCAAATTCTGTTTCTACAAATTTTCTTCCTTCTTCTACTACTTCTGGAGTAAGTCCAGCAATCTTATCTTCATTTCTTGATTTAGAAATATCTCTCACAGTTCCATTAAAAAATTCACCAAGACTTTTAATTTCTGAGGATGCTAAATTCATAGAATCAGACATTTTTTTGCCAGCATCAATATTATTATCAAGACCTTTTTTCAAAGCAAATCCTGCAACAGCTACGGATGCAAGAGCTGTTCCCATAATGCCTATTGGGGTTAATAGCAACGGTAAAGCTTTAAGCAACGCTGGCATCACCATTGCAAGTCCTTGAAAAGCAAACATTGCTGGCATAATCTTTTGAGCGAATTCTCCAATAGGTCCACTTAGCATAGATGCTCCGAAAGCTAATCCGCTCATGGCTCCCATGGCTCCATTTACTTTTAGTCCCCCAGAAACCATAGTTTTTCCAAATTTTGATGCAGACCCCTTAAGTTTAGACATAGAAGATGAAACTTGTTCTGTTTCTTTAGTTAATTTTGTCTGAGATAGTATTTGATTTTGAATAGAGTTTGGTGCTATCTGAAGACCCATATTTCTTGGTGGCAGAGGAGAGGATGGCCCTCCCAGTGGATTCATGGGCCCCATCCTTCCAGCAAATCTTGCATCAAAAGGTGTTGTCATTCCTGGAGCTATCGGAGGCATATTTAGGCTTAATGCTCTGCCTTTTTCCATAGCAGCTTTTATCTTTAAGTGAGCATCTTGAAGTTCTGCAGACATACCCTGCTCTATTCCCTGCCCAATCCATCCTCCAAGCTGAAGTGACCATGGTGGTGGGGAAGCAGCATTGGCACCTTCAGTAACTGCTGGCCTTAGTTCTCTTCCTCCAGAAAGACCAAACTCCCTAAACACTCTTTGTGCTGTTGATGTGCTAAACCCAGAGTCTGTAAGCATTTTCCTGCCTAGATCTGGGTCCATTCCTTGTGCTATCGCTGATGCAAAGATTGCCTTAGATGCTACGCCTCCAGCCCTCATCTGAGTGGCAAATGTAGCCCAGTATGCTCTAGATCCCTGTATTGCTGCTTGCTCTGCTGACTGTACAGATGAACGAATTAGTTCTGGGGAAACCTGATCAGAAGAAAATAACAGAGGTGCTTTTCTATAAGTTCTTCCAGAAGAAAGACTTTCTTGTCTTGTTCTTACTGAAGCGTCTCCCAGAGGGGAGGATATTCTAATCCTATCGTTTTCTTGATCCATAACGATATTTCTTTCTGCAAGGAGTCTTCTTTGTTCATCTGTAAGATCTGATAGCCCACCAACGCTTACTCTTAAGTTGTTGTATTCATTTGAAAGATTTTCTATTTCAGAAAGCATCTGCCTTGTTTCATCGTCAAGACTAGAAAATGCTGTTCTAAAAATTTCATCAATGTTAGAGTCGCCAACTATTGCAAAATCTTCAGCAGCAGAGACTATCGCATTGTCAAGAAGCTGTAGCTTTGGCCTTAATTCTTCAAAATCTTGTCCAGTTACTGCTACTGTGCTTTGCCATTTTTCTACTCCTGCTCCACCAAATTCCTGCCCAAATGATCCTCCAGTTAAAGAATCTCTTCTCATTGCTTCATTGAAATTTGTTGGCATTTCAACAATAAGATTGCTTACAGCGCCAATACTAGAAATTGTTCTTCCAAGAACTCTTTCAATTTCTTGCAAAACTGTAAGATTTCTTCTTGCACCTGCGGTTAAATTTTCCATAGCAAGGGCTTCTGAAGTGCCCAAACTTACTCTTCCAGTTAAATGAGTTCTAGCAGTTGAACCAACATAATCTGAAAGCTTTGACCCATCATTCAAACCTTTGACTGTTCCACGATTCATGGCATCAAGTACGGGAGCAAATCTTCTGGTTGCTTCTTTATTCATTACAAATTCACCAGGGGTTAGTAGTGCTGGCTCAGTATCTTTATTTCCAACGCCACTGATCATTCCACCAGTAGCCATTTTTTTAACAGGACGACCTCCAAATCCCTGAGGAAGTCCTGAAGCAGCAGAACCCGCTGCAGCAACATATGTTCCATAAGCTCTTGAAAGCTGTCCTACCGCACTTCTTTGAACGTTTAATGCAGCAGTTAATCTGGTGGTCTTTCCCTCTAAGCTTGCTGCTGCTGCTGCTGCATCTAACTGTTCTCCTGCCAAATATGAAAGATCCTGACCCCCACCCCTTAATCTGTTAAACAAATTGTTAAACATTGCAAAACCTTTTACAGCTTGACCAATAAAGTTACCAAACAAACCAATAAGCATAATTACTGTTGGAGCCACAACCCCAACTCCAGCAACAAGAATGGTTATAAATTGCTTGATTCCTGGACTAAGATCATTAAACTTGTCAAGAATCTTTGAAACTACCTCAAGTATTGGAGTTGCAATCTTTAGAAATATTTCTCCAATTGGTGCTATTGCAAGTTTTAATCTTTCAAGTGCCCCAGTAAATTTCATACCAATTGATTCTTCAATTGCCCCAAGTTCCTTGTCAGCAAGTCCAGCAAGATCTTCTATGCTTTCTCCAGCAAGATCTATAACCCTACTTGCCTGAGAACCTTCTGTAGAAATGTTTTCAAATAATGAACCCAATCTTGCAAATTGATACTTACCAAAAACTTTAGCAAGCGTTTGCTGCCTTCCAAATTTATCAAGTGTCATCAAGGCGCTACCAAATTCTTGAACGGTTGCTCTGATATCCCCTTTGTTAGTAGATATGATTGAGTCAATGTCTATGCCAACTTTTTGAAGCTGTTCTCTAGCACCTTTTGTTGGGTTAATCAGAGATGCAAGACCAGATTTTAGTGCGTTTGCCCCCTCTGCTGCATTCACCCCACCTTCTCTCATGGCAGTCAGGAAGTAAGCTAGGTCTTCAACGTTTCCTCCAAGACCCATAATTACTGGAGCAACCTTGGGAATTGCTTCAGTAACGTCACCCAGAGATAGAATTGTTTGGTTTTCTACTGCGTTCAAAAAGTTTACAGATTGTGCAAGTTCTTCGTTGCTTAGCTTAAATGCAGTCTGCAAGGATATGGTGGCAGTCATAGCCTGATCCATCTCTATCATACCTAGAGTTGCCAACCTTGTTGACTGTGCCGTTGCTGCAATGAGATCTGCTCCCTGTGCGCCAGTCGCAGCAATGTCTCCTGCAAGGCCAACAGTGTCTTTCACTGTAATTCCATACTTAGTAAACTCTTTACCAAGATCTTGAATTTCTTTGACCATTTGGTCTGTCTCGCCTGCTGGAGTCATTGCATCACCATAGACACGACGGAAGTTTACAACCTGCCTTTCAAGATCCATGAAGATTTTTCCAGCCATGCCACCAAAAATTGTAAGGGGTACGGTAAATCCAACCATTAGCTGGCGACCAGCCCATTGAGTGTTCTTACCAAAATTAATTAATGATGTAGACCCATCATTTAAAAGTTTGCTAAATAACTGCTGTCTTTGTGCTGCTATTGCTGTATCTGCATTAAACAGTGCAAGAGGTCTTACAGCCATTGCCCGTGTTACGCCATTTTGTGCAGCACCTAAGGCAATATACTGGGTTTGAAGTCTTTTTACTCTCTCTGTTGCAAGAGCAGTCATCTGAGTATGTTCTTTAGCAAAAACCTTTCCGAAGTTTTTACTAGATGCCACACCGTATCTAAAGTATTCCCCAAGACCAAGCTTGTTTTTATCAATTGCATTGCCAAGTCTAGATACACTTGATTCAACATTTACAATTGATGTAGAGAACGCTTTAGTAGCTCCAATTTGAGCAGTAAGTCCTGCTAGTGCCGACTTTTGCGCTGCTGTTGCCTGAGCATTGCTAGCAATAATGCTTTTATTAAAGGAAGATATTTGATTTTGAAGGGTACGCAAAGAAGCAAGAGCTTGACTTGAATCAATCCCTATATTTATATTAGCATTTACTTCTGACACAGATTAGCACCTCTTGTAAATTATACCATCTACCCCATTGGGTTTTTAGCATTTTTCCCAGAGTATTCAAGACCATTTCCTATTCCAAAACCTGCGCTCCTTGCAGTTGCTCCCTGCAAAGAAACTATGTCGCTTGAATCTTTTACTGATCCTCCAGAAAACACTCTGGCTTTCATGTCTTCCCATTCTTTTTGACCACGACCTGAAGACTTTCCTTCTAGGTCTATGCCTTGAATAGAAGCAAGAAACTTTTTATCTTCATAGTCTTTATCTCTTTTAGCGATGAGAATTGATGTTAGCTCTGGCATAGACAGGCTATCTTCTAGATCTTCATAATCTTTCCAAATTCCAAGAATGAATATTTCTGATTCTATTTTTACAAGGTCTAGGTCAGACCAGGAATCCCCATCGCTGGTGCGTTTCCCTCATCGTCAAACTTAATACCTGAGGCAGCCTCAATAACTTTATATACGCTAGGAAGATCAATTGTGTCCTCTAGCTTCTCTCTGTCTGTTGAGAGTTCTGGAGAGTATTGTTGCATAGCAATTTGAACACAATCCATCAGGATGTCCATGGACTTATCATTGCTATCTGCTACCTTTGCAATGCCCTCAAACTTTTTCATAAACTGCCTAAGTAGAGAAATCTTCAATGGACGCATTGTAATCTTTGTTCCATCAAGTAGTTCTATTTCAGTTTTTTCATAAACGCTAGTTGCCATTATAGTCCTTTCGTTAACTATTATCTGCACAAATTATAGCATGACAAAGACCCCCGCGCAATGCGCTAGGGGCCTCTGACTATTAAATTGTGTTTTGTTTTTTATCAGCTTGTGCTGTTAACTGTTCGGTCAACAATCTTTCCATATGAACCATTGTTTGCAGGAAGCAAACGGAATGAAACTTCGAACATTGAAGCCTCATCACGCTTTGCTGATACTGTAACGTTATCAATTGAAAGCGCACGGTAAGCAACATAGATACGTTCAATGTACTGTGTTGGATCGCATTCACCTGTACCTGGACCAACTGCAACCAGACCTCGTTCTACTGGACATTCGCCAATAGCGCCTGAAGTAAGATCAAGTGTTGAAGCTGTTGAAACTGTACCAGCATCCATTGGATTGTCTAGTGTTGTGCTTGCACTGTAGGCTGTTGTTGGTGCTGCAATTGCAACAAGAAGGTTTTCAAGTGTAGCTTCAGCAAATGCTGTTGCTAGATTAACCTGCATTCCTTGCTTGTAGAGCTTTGCAACGTCAAGAAGCTGATCTACCTGTACCTCACCAAAATCTGGCTGAAACTGTAGTTCAAGACCGTTAGTTGTGTAACCAATGTTACGAACTAGGGCTTGACCTTCTGTTGAATCAGTAAGTGTTTCGATGTATTGAGTATCCTCAACAAAGTCTGGGAAGACTACTGTCTCTGGATTAAAATCTGCTCCTGTTGAAACGAACATAGCGGCTGCACCAACAATGATGTTTTTTGAATCTCCGCGTGTATATGCCATATTTTTTCACCTCTTTTTCCATAGTATTTTTTTGTTCCTATGGGGGCGTTTCCTCAATACCTATTATACCGTGTTTTTATAGGTAATCTTCAAGCGAAGTTGTGTAATGATACTCCATATCAATAATAAATTCTGAAATATAGTATGGCCTTATGCTGAAGTCTCTTCTATTTTCTCCCTCTGTTGCTAAAGACGTTGAGGTTTGATACACCCTGAGTTTGTGAAAGAATATAGGATAAACATCATTTCCACCATTATTTCTAATCCATTTATTTATATCTTTTGCAGCATCGTCTGATCTATCAAGAATAATTTGTATTGCTGATCCCCAGACTAGAGTGTCTCTTTCTTTAGCCTTTAGGTTATACCTGATCTCCTCGCACTTTATTGGATAAAATGGATCTTTCATTTTTGTAAACATTCTGTCATAAATAATATAAGTCTTGTTGTCCCAAGTCTTTTTTCCAGAGGCACTATCGCTTAATGGGAAAATTGGGACTGTCTGACCATAGTTCTTTGATTGGGATAAAGATGGTTCAATTGCTTTCATTGTGTCCCAGAAGTACTTGTTTACTGCAATAGGGGCTACCCCTAACATGTCTAAGCTCATACTAATCTATCCCCAGACATTGAAAAGTATTTTCTTCCTGCTATAACTCCTATAGACTTTCCAGCTTTAGTTCCTTGTGAATATAGTGCAGAGAACTCTTTTGGATTTTTTAGCTTTGTTATTAGTGGCCTAAGTATTGATTGAACAAGGTATGAGTCAAAAAATTCTTCAATTACATTGCCAAAACTTCCAGCAACTTGGTCCCCTCCTGGATGAGCTATATAGACTGAGTTAGCTGTAAACACAGTTTCACCATCATCTTCAAAAGCAAGAACAGAAGAATTTTTAGGTGTAACTGTTACAGATATTCCATTTTCCATAATATTTGCTTTATCTACAAATACTTGACCAGATTCAGATGCAGGCTTCTTTGATGATAAAAACTTTCCGTTAAATGTAATAGAGTATTTTGTTGCGTCAACATTGATAGTAAATAGTCTTGATCCTTTATTCCCTACTTCATTCCATTCATATATGTGATGAAGCATTGATGGATTCATCCTTGCTTTTGAATCAATGTATCCACCTAGAGCCTCTGCTGTATATCCCCCCAGAACTTTATTAAATTCTGTTCTGTTTAAATCTATACCTTGTAAGAATCCATTAGAGTAGGAAACTGTATTTTTTAAAATCTTTGACAATTCATCATTTTTGATCTTTGTTGTAATCACGTTAAATCTCCTGCCTATCAGATCTATTAAATAGTATCTTGTAGTATTCTATTTCGTTCCAAGGATTGACATATGGCTCTACCGCCGTAACTTCGTATACTGTTGGCTCTCCATCGCTTTCAACATAAAAGATAGTTTTATTATTTACATCCTGGATATTTGTAATAAGTATGCTTGTTATTGGGTAATAAATTCCTTCTAAAGATACTCTGGGATCTTTTATAGTTCTTCCAATTAGTTTATTTTCGTACTCAAAAAACATATTATTCTTCAAGCTATCTTTTTCTACTGCACCCAGATTTTCAGCGTAACCCAATAGTGTCTGATCAAGTCTCCAAGTTTTGTTCTCCATTCCAAAGTCATCTTGACTTTCTGTAGAATAGTAAATGTCTAGATTCATTGAAAACAGCATACTTGGACCACAGATCAATTAAATCACTCCAAGTCTATATATTGGTGTTATATATCTTTCTAATATCCTGTCTACCGTTAGGTTCCCTGAACCCCTTAAAGATATATCAGAGTACTTTACTCTAAACTGATCTGTTTGATATTCTGTAATATATTTATCTATATAGGAAAGCCTTCCACACTTAATATCATCAATCAGTAATGTTGTTGCATCTTTTATGTCTTGAGGAACAACAGGCCATCCCCATTCCCCAGAAACAATGTAGTCCCATCCCTTTGGGAAAAGTGGGGCTCCATTAATTTCTGTTAAAGATAAAACTTGGTCATAATTATCTCCATAAAGCATGAATGAGTCGGATGCCCCTACTGGAAGTCTTACCACCTTTGACTGTGCTCTATTGTATTCTCCAATTACTTGTATTGTCATTGCGGTATTGTCTGGTGTGGTTACATATACATATTGACCATCAAGTGGCTTTATACGATCATAAACCTTTACGTTATTTTCATAGACAGCGTTTATCTTGTTAGCCCTTTTTCTTAAAGGTAGCACATCTGCTCCAAGACCAGACGCCTCTTCTGATTTTGACTCGTAATAAAAGCCTCCAACAATCGTATCAATTATGTGACGAGCAGTTCTTTCTAGTAATGCATACTCTTCAAAATCACAATCGTCATCGGAGAGGGTTCTTGGATCTACATATGGTCTGTAAATATATAGGTTGTCTATTACAACTGTCTCATCTGCAATTGAGTCAACTATTGTATAAATATACAGAGAATAAGTTCCATCATATTTTTCAAAATAGTTTGGGATTGTGTAATTAATTGCGCCAGAGGGTGATGATGTAACTTTTTCAGAAACTATAAGCTCTGTATGATCGTTATATATCTCAAGAATATATTCTGTATCTGCTGTAAGACCAGTATAAGATGCAGTTAGCGGAAATGGGGTTTGACGCAATATGTCCATGCTATAAGCCGTAGTGGTCTGCTACTTCTTCTGGAGTTGCTTCACGAACAGAAGATAGTGTTAACCACTTTTCAGCCGCCTCCTTGGTAACAATATTATATCCTGGAACCAATGACCCAACCAGATTCCATCTTAAATTCTTTTGTGAATAAACAGCAACCTTTGATGGTGATGGTTTTTCTGGTGTTCCCTTGGTAGCATTTTTATTTGACATGACTGGTGACACAATCACATTCTCTGGCTTGTCTAGGTTAGTATCTTCACCGATATTTGATTCAATATTTAAAATTTTTGAAAGAATTTTTGTCTTTGTTTTAGCATCGCCCAAGCTAATATTGTTTTCTTCTGCATAGTCTCTGAGTTCTTTTGCAGTCTTTAAAGATAGATCTTCCATTATTTCTCCCATTCTCTAATTATAACAGAATATAGCTGAGGGGGCAGAGAGTATTTTCCCTGCCCCCACAAGCATTTTTTTTATTTAGTTATTAGGATGGATCGACGGCTGCATCTGCGTAAGCAACTGCGTCAAGCTCTTCCCATGTGATGCCTAGACGGACGAATACTGTGTATTCGATTGTGTCCTTCTTGGCTTGGTACTGGCGATTCACTGTGATATCGCGTTGGAAACCCCAAACACGGTTCTGTGGGAATGTAAGATCTACATAATCCGCAGGGTAGTAAGGAACCTCCATGACATCAATACCGAGAACACGGGTAGTGCGAGCACCACCGAATGTCTGTCCAGCGCCACCTAGGTATGCGTTGGCGTATTGATCTGTACCACGGAGAGCAGGAGCAACAGCTTCTGCAATAGCGTCTGCAAGTGTTCCGTTGTTAGCAACGATACCTGCAAATACATCTGTACCTGCGTAAAACTTAAGACCACTCTTTACAGCGCGGTACTTGCGTGGCAATGCGTAGATGATCTGCTGCATGACCTCTGGAGTCCACTCGTTACCTGTTACAGTTACGACTGCCTCATGAGCGTCGCTACCAGTTGTTACCTGATTGACGAAACCGTTCATGATTCCTAGGAATGGGTCAACACCACCGTCACCGTTAATAGCCAAGTCTTCGATATCGTTACCGAAAGCGTTGGTCATCAGACGGACAAGATGATCTTCAAGAGCACCTCCTTCAATGTTGTCCTCAAGGGACTCTGTTGAAACTTCCCAGTCAAGACGGATCTTCTTTGTTGTAAGTTCCACCTTTGTGAAAGTTGCGCCAGCATTTGTGTAGCTGCCTTCTGCTTGTGCTGCTGCACGGATAACGCGCTCACCAACGTTGACCTTTTCGATCTCCATTGTGTTTGCACGCATTGTTACCCTGCGTCCATCGTTAGCAAGAACTGTTGCATCCCAAACATAATCGATAAAACGATTAGCTTGTTCTGGATTCAGGATACCTCCAGCAACACCTGTTGGGTTGACTGCGTTTGGTCCTGTTGTAACTCCATAGTTAGCGGTTGGAATGTTTCCAATTACGCCAGCTCCTGGATCTGTTACGCCGCCAATGTTGCCAGCTGCAACGGCTCCTTGACCTTGGTATAGACCTGGTGCTGGATCGCCGTATTTGCCAGCCTCACTTGGCTGATTCTTTAAAATTTCTTCTGACATTGTATATTTCACCTCCATTTTTCTTTTTTATTATTATGCGAATAGGTCGGACTTTGTGAGGAAACGTCCACCCCATAGTGCTTTTTGCTGAGCCTTTTCGAAAATTGGCTCCTGTACGATCTCTCCGAGATCGCCAGACTTACGGAAAGCAGTATCTTTTTCTACTGCATCTACACGCTTTCCAAAATCATTTTTTACTGAATCAACATCTTGTCTAACACCTGTAACTGTCTTGTTGAGTTCGTCTACCTTCTCATTAAGAGCCTTAATGGTGTCAGCAAGCATGGTGAATGTTGAGTGAACCTCTTGAATGAGTGCCTTTGCAACTTCATCTTCTTCAGGCTTCATTGACTTTTCTTCCATTTCTTCCTCTTCATCCATGGATTTCTCAGCCATATCCCCTTCATCTTCTTCTTCTGTTGAAACTTCAATCTCTACAGCCTTCTCTACTTCTTCTTCAGCCTTTTCTGATTCTGGCTCAGACTTCTCTAGTTCTGGCTCTACAGCTTTTTCAACTTCTGTTTCAGATTTTTCCATTTCAACTTCTACAGCTTTTTCTACGGTTTCTGTAACAATATCTGTTACATCTTCCATAGGTACTGTTTCTGTATTTTCATTTTCCATCTTGCTTACCTCCTTTGCGTCATTTTTGATAGTAGAAAGAATAGACTTTACTACCTCTGCTTTTTGAGCATCATTAGTCTCAACGAAACCAATGTTGTTCATACCTTTGTCGCACCTTGGGCAGTCTGATGTACTACCAGAAGATAGTTGAACAATATCGTCACCTTTGCACCAAAATACGTTTTCAATTAGGGCTTTAGAAAGATACCCTCCAGCATGACCTTTTTCAATGCTAATAACATTGGCGTATTGATTTGCAGGATTGTCTACTAAAGACAACTCAAAGAGATCATAATCTTTAATGATCCTAATAGATTTATTAGCACCTTCATCAAAAGTATCTTCGGAATCTTTTACACTGCCACCGATTGAAAAACCTGTTAGCGTACCGTCAAGAACTTTTTCCCATGTATCCTGAGCACCCTTACTTACATATGTAGAAACAAAAACACCCTTATAAAATTTTCCAGTTTCTTGGTCATAGAATGAATCTTCTTTGAATGATACTAGTTTTCCGACAGCCTTCTTGTCATCGTGCATTTCTCTGATGTTCCCACGGAATTGCTCAAAAGCTTTTACGCTAGCTTCTGATGGAACAATGTCCCCTTGTCTATCAATGTTATCAAGAGTAGCAAATCCAGATACGATTCTTCTCTCTATATCAATTTTTGCAATAGGCATTGAAAGACGTAAACTGCTTCCTTCAGATTCCCAGTGTGCCTTAGAAATTTCCATATTGGTTCCTATTATACATCATTTTTATCAAATTGTTACTGTGTTGATCTTCCCTCACCTTGAGGGTTTCTTCCAGTAGTTGTAGCAACGCTATCTGATGCATTATTCATCCTTTCTGCATCTCTTTGTCTGTTACCTGACAAGTTTGCGCGAGCATCAGTTGCTTGTCTTGGAGTCATCTCAAAGACTTCATCTCCACCTGGCCTTTGCGGTAGCCCAATCTGCTCTCTTGCTTCATTTGGAGTCATTACCTGAGTTTTAATATATCTTTCAAGCATTTGTGATTGAGCTACTTCATCTGTCAAAGTTAGTTCATTAAACTTAAGATCGATAAGGTCTGTTTTTGTCTTAACAATCTTGCTTAGCATTTTTTCAATATATCTTTGTGCTGGACGAGTTACCTGTTCCTTGAATGTTCTATCTTGAGACATTGCAGCAGCAAGACCTCCAGTATCAACTCCGCCAAGCTTTGAAAGTGGAACTTGATGAGCCATGAGAATGTCATCACGATTCTTTTGGTGATAGTCATTAAATGATGCTTCTTGAACATTTGCTTCAACAGGAATCATCTTAAAGTCAATGGCATTTCCCTGTGAGTCTGCGGGTAGTGGAACGTAAAGGGTTCTGTGGTTCTGACCCTTTAATCCAGTCTGCAGGAATCTAAACAATCTATCCTCTGACTCAGAATCAAGCCTTGCCCCCTTAACAACAACTATGTATCTTGGAACAGCTTTATTTTCAAAATAGTCAATATTGAATTGTGATGCTAACTGATCTCCCTTAAGAGATAAATAAGCAGAAAGAATATCTGGAACACCATAAAATGTGTTTAGTGGTGAGTAAGCTTTAAAGTGAATTACCTCGTTTGGACGGGGATCTTCTGTAATTGGATTAGGGTTAGTTGCTCCAAAGTTGCGGAAGTACACTATCTTTCCTGCAATAATTTGAGTAAAACCATCACGAATTCTGCGTACCCTCATTGTTGTAGCTGGAATATGTCCAAGGTATCCAATGTCTCCAGCGACTGTTCTACCAACTTCTAGGTAACCGTTTCCTGTTGACTCAAGGTCAAGAAGAACCTTCTCCATGCTTGTAGTAAAACTATCATCATCGTTTAGACTTTCAATCCACTCTATTGCCTCGCCCTTTAATCTATCTAAGCGACGACGAGCCTTTTGCATAGCAGTTTCATTTTCCATTGACTCAATTCTAAGAATAACGTCTTTTGCTACATCAAACTTATATC